AGACCATCGCGTTCCGAAAATGGACGCGAACAAGAAATGCGAGTGGGTCGACATCGTCTCGTGCCGACGACTACCACCCGGCGAAGCAACGCGGGTTTGGAGTATGAATGTTCAAAGGTATCACACGTACGTCACCAAAGGCGGCGTGGTGACTGGAAACTCAATCCACAGTTTCGCGGGCGGAGACTACACGCACTTCATGTCTTGGGAAGCACAGGAGTCGACGATGCAGCGGAGTTACCGCTGCCCGCGACGAGTGCTGGCTCTCGGCGAGGCATGCCTGCGTCAGATGACGCGGGGGTATCGTGACCGAAACATCCAGCACGCAGGCCACGACGGAACCGTGTCTCGCGTGGGCAGTGCCGAAGAGGCTCTCTCCCGCCTGTCTGCCAACACATCGGCTCTCGTCCTGGGCCGCTGTGCGTTTGCCCTCGAAGAGTACGAGTTGATCTTGAAGGCCAAGAATCTGCCGTATCTCTGGATCGACAAGACGTCAGGCTCGTCGACGTTGTCTGGATACTCTGCCCTGTGGGGGCTCCAACACGGCCGCACGATCTCAGGCGACGACTGGGCGAACGCTGTCCAGGCGATCGCCGTGAAGAGCGGCGATTTCGGAGAACTGCTCGTTCGGGGAACAAAGACGGCATGGAAGTCTGGCAAGATGTCGCACGTTGACCTCATCCGCCCCGTGGCAGAGGACTACGAACTCATCGGCGTGACTCCGGCACTGGCGGGCCTCATCGCCGAAGGTCGCTGGCATCTGGCGATCGAGGCCAAGGGGGCAGACCGTGCCCGCCTTTGGCTGGATACGGCAACGCGCTACGGCGAAGAAGTCGCAGCGAACCCTCCCATCCGGCTGTCGACGATCCACGGAGCCAAGGGCCTCGAAGCCGACACGGTGATCCTGTCGTCCATCACGAGCCCGAGCGTCGAGCGGGCACGCAACGCTCTGGCTGAACTGCACGACGAGGAGTGCCGTGTGGCTTACGTGGCGGTCACGAGAGCCAAGCAGGACTTCATGCTCGTCGACGACGGGTATCGCTACAGAATGGAGTTGCCACTGTGAAACACCCACGACGAGGACTTGTTGCCGTTCCGTTTGTCGCGATCGCTTTCGTGGCTATCGCCGGGACGATCGACCCCCGTAAAGACGACGCCAAGCATCGCGAGTACGGCGACAAGTTTAAGTGCGTCGCCAAACTCGTCTGCCGAAACGTCAAGACTGGCATCGAGCAGTCTGCCAGTTGCGTCATTGTCACGCCGCAATGCGTCGTGACGGCGGCTCATGTTGTCGACGGGTGCGACGGATGGTTCGTTTTGTGCGACGACGGCAAGAAGCACGAGATCGCGTCGATTACGCCGCACCCGGACTTCGCCAAGAAAAACGGCGGAGACTTGGCCGTCGGTCGCGTGAAGCAGCCGTTCTCGCTGGACTTCTACCCTGCCCTGCACGCCCTGAAGGACGAGCCTGGGCAAGTCGCGAGCATCGCAGGGTACGGTCTCGCTGGCACGTTCGACACGGGAGGCGTGAACTACGACGGCAAGAAGCGAGCCGGGAGCAATGTCGTGGACCGAGCCGAGCGAGACTTGCTCATCTGCTCCGTGGATTCGCACCGGAGAACGGCACTGGAGTTCTTGATCTCGTCTGGCGACTCTGGCGGTGGCCTGTTTCTGGGCAACGAACTGGCTGGGATCAACTCGTTCCTGATGGTCGCGGGCCGGAGCCCGTCGGCCCGGTACGGCGAAGAATCAGCCCACACGCGAATCAGCGTCTACCGCGAGAGGATCGAAGGAGTGATCAATGAAGAATAACCTCCTGTTCGAGATCGCCCCCGTCCAAGACGAGGACGGCAAGAAGAAAAAAGCCAGCCGTAAGAAGCAGGCCGAAGAGTCTCAGCCGCCTCGTGCCTGGGAGCCGCCCCCCGAGCAGCCGGTCGGATACTTGGCGTCCATCGAGGGCCATGTCTCGTGCGAGACTTGCGGCCTCGAAGTCATCGACCTCGTCGAGATCGTCAAGGTCAGCGGCGAGACCAAGTGGAAAGTCATGTGCGGCTGGTGGTGCATGACGTCGTGGTTCATCGACCCGATACCGGGCCTGCTCGACGAGGCCGACAAGTCCGCGAAGGAGTTTGTTCTCCGCGAGGGCCGCTTCGCTGGCAAGACGTTCGACGAAGTCTGGAACTCTGGCAACGAGTGGTACGTTCGCGATCTGGTGAAGATGGCGAAGCGAACGGTCGTTGCCGAGGCGGCGGCCGCGTGGCTGGCGAAAAAAGGGATTGACTGATCTCGTTGTACGGATACGCTACTGCCTCGTCACGGATGGCTCGCCGCGAGGGGCGACGCTGAAGCGCCCCTCGCGGTTCTTTTTCTGAGTGAACGTCATGGATGACATCGACACGATCATCGACGAACTGCGGGCAGCAAACCCCGATGCCCTGCTCGCCGACGGCCTCGACGAGGCCCTAATCGGATACACGATCAACACTCATTCGCGGCATGTCGCCGTCTACTCGGCCCAAAAGTGCGTCGAGGTTCTGATGCGTCGCGACGGCATGACTCACGACGAGGCCGACGAGTTTCTGGAACACAACACGTACTGTGCGTACGTGGGGAAAGACGGGCCGTTGTATGTACGGACACGGTAACGCCATGAGCCACATCATTCTTCAAGGCGACTGCATCGAGATGCTGCGGACTCTCCCCGATGCGAGCGTCCACTGCTGCATGACCAGTCCGCCGTACTGGGGCCTGCGAGACTACGGCCACGGGGGCCAGATCGGCCTCGAAGAGACTCCCGAGAAGTTCGTCGAGCGGCTCGTTGCGGTGTTCCGCGAGGTGCGGCGGGTGCTGCGGGAGGATGGGACTTGCTGGGTGAACCTGGGCGACAGTTACGCATCGTCCCCGAGAGGCAACAAAAACGGATGGGAAGGAAGTGGGCTTAACGGCATCCAAAGCGCAACGTATCAAGCGAAACTGAACGGCGGCACGGCGAAGTCCATGGACAAAACGAAGGTGGATGGCCTCAAGCCAAAAGACCTCGTCGGCATCCCGTGGCGTGTCGCCTTCGCCTTGCAAGCCGACGGCTGGTGGCTGCGGCAGGACATCATCTGGCACAAGCCCAGTCCGATGCCAGAGAGCGTCACTGATCGCTGCACTAAGGCACATGAGTACGTGTTTCTTCTCACGAAGAGCCAGAACTACTTCTTCGACGCGGAGGCGATCAAGGAAGAGTCCGTACACAAGCCTGCACAACGTGAAGTGGTTGTGAATGAAGACGGCCGCAAGGCAGTTCGCAGCGACATTGAGAGTCGCCATCGGTCGTCTATCAATGGAGGGCAAAGCCTTCAGTCGAGTCCTGACGGAACCCGCAACCGCCGCTCCGTCTGGAAAATCGCCAGCCGCCCGTACAAAGGCGCCCATTTCGCCACGATGCCGCCGGAACTTGCCGAGACTTGCATCAAGGCTGGTTCAAGCGAGCGAGGCTGCTGCCCGCACTGCGGCTCTCCGTGGCAGAGGGTCACGAAGAAGACGCGACTCAAGAGAAAGCGTCCCAACGAGTACGTGAAGCGGACGGGCGAGGCTGGCACGGGAAGTTCGTGCAGCAACACGGTCGCCGGAGTTGCCGTCGAGACTCTCGGCTGGCAGCAGACTTGCAAGTGCGAGAAGCACGAGCCGGTGCCGTGTGTCGTCCTCGATCCGTTCGGCGGCTCAGGGACAACGAGTGCCGTCGCCAAGACCCTCGGAAGAAACTCGATATACGTCGAACTCAATCCGGACTACATCGAACTGGCCCGGAAGCGAATCGACGAGGCAGGGGCTGCTGTCAAAAAGAAGCAGAAGCCAGCCGCAAAGCAGATGGAAATGTTCGTGAACTGATGTGTTTGTCTGGAAACGCTTACTCGAAGGAGGGAACTGCAATGAAGAAGTGGACAATCAAGAACGCATGGTCGGCCAAGAACGGGTCAAGTAAGCCCGTCTCGCATGAAGAAATCAAGGCGAGCGACATCACGGAGGTCGACCGTCTTATCGCATCGGCTCTCGGACTTCGAGACCAGCAGAGCATGAAGAAGATTCATGCGGCGCTGTCGTACGCGATGCCTCTTCTTACGACGCATCAACTGCCGCCAGCAACGACTCGCCAGAAAGCGCTTCGCCATGCTGCCAAGCACGCGATCGCGTGCGTGATGGCTTACTGCAAGGCGGATGGGATTCCGAAGAGCGAGTACAGGTTCGCGATCAACGCCCTGAAGAACTTGGATTTCACGCAACTCAGTCAAAGCGATTGGTTCCTGATCTGGGACGCCATGGGCATGGAAGGCGAGATCAAGGATCAGGAGTGCTACGACTTCTACCGCCACGCAGGGCAGTGCTGGCATTACGCCACGCTCGCGGAAATGGAATGACTCGCTTGTCTGGACACACTTTCTCGGAGGAACGGATTCCATGAACGATACGGTCATTTTGAGTTGGCCCGAGTACGCGATGGCGTCTGACGTTGGACGCAGGCGGCAACTTGAGTCCATCAAGGACGGAAGGAAAGACAACCACGGCTTCGACGGCGAAGGATGGAACGAGCATATCGAGGGAGCGTGTGGCGAGTGCGCCACGGCGAAGCACTTGAACGTGTACTGGGACGGGAGCGTAAACGCATTCTCCAACCCAGACGTCGGCAAATACCACGTTCGCACGCGAAGCAAGCACTACTACGAACTGATCATTCGCCCTGGAGACGACAATGATGAAAGCATATTCATCTGCGTCACGGGAAAATGCCCTGAGTACAGGATTCGCGGCTGGATCGTTGCGAAAGACGCCAAGAAGCCTGAGTACCTCAAGGATCACGGCAATAGGCCACCTGCGTTCTTCGTGCCGCACTCGGCGTTGCGTCCGATGAGCGAGTTGCCGATCTCGAAATGATCTCATTCGCGGAGGGGACACCCGCGAGAGACTGATGCGTGCCATGGATCGTCTATGAAACTCTGAACAAGAGTAACGGCAAGACATACATCGGCGTCCACAAGCAGGACGGAGACGGCTTCGACGGATATCTCGGGTCTGGGCAGGCGATCAGCAGGGCGATCGCCAAGTACGGACGCGATAACTTCGAGCGACGGACTCTCTTCTCGTTCCAGACAGACGGCGAAGCCTACGCCAAAGAGGCCGAACTCGTCGGCCAGCAGTGGGTCGAGTCGACTTGGACGTACAACCTCAAAGAGGGAGGCATCGGCGGCGCTGGGTTTTCGATGCCCGAAGAAGCCCGCGAGAAACTCCGGCAGTACCGTACGGGCAGGCTCCACAGCGAGGAGACGAAGCAAAAGATCAGCGAGCGCCGCAAGGGACTCCTGCACACTCCCGAGTCCCGCGAGAAGATGTCACGGTCTCGCACGGGTGTTCCGCACTCGGAAGAGCGAAAGCGGAATATCAGCGTCGGCATGAAGAAGTCGTGGCAACTCAGGAGGAATCCAAATGCCTCTTGAGACTTCGATCACCAAGTCCATCGTCAAGTCTGCGAAACTAGACGGCTGGTGGACGTTCAAGATCGCCGGTGGTGCGTTTCAGCGGGCTGGAGTTCCAGACTTGCTGTGCATCAAGAACGGCCGGGCTGTGTTTCTAGAGGTCAAGCAGCCAGGCAAGAAGCCGACGCCGCTTCAGCAGCAAGTCATGCGAGAGATTCGTGAACAAGGCGGCGCCGTTGCCGAGGTGGTCACGAGTCGAGACGAAGCCCAGAAGGTGCTAAATGGGGTGCATAACGTCCCGTAAAAACTGGCCTGAAAAGCCAGCGATTCGGTATGTCTACGAGTTGGTTCTCGTGGACGGGAAGTGGAAGAAAGTCCTCGTAGCCAAACGGAGAGACAATGATCGCCGTCAGAAAGCCGGAAGGTAGCGTGTATCAGTCCCTGGCCGCCGCAAACCCAAAGGCCATGGTGGCGAAGGGCATGACGGAGGCCTACGTGGGCTATTCAGTGAGCGACAAGCCAGTCGCGGTCTACGACTACGAGACATGCGTCGAGATCGTGATGCGAGAAAATGACATGACCCACGCGGACGCGGTGGTTTATCTCGTCAGGCACGTCATCCCAGACGAGCCCGGCCCGAACTTGCCCATCTTTGTGAACACATCTCGCTGAAAAACCGATTGACACGGAGAAGTATGGAAGCGATAACCACCACCGTTGAAAGGCTTTCCGACCTCGATGCAAGAACGATTGTCGGAAGCCTGACGAAGCACGGAAGCGAGTTCCAGCGAGAAGTGAAAAGCCGACACGGGTCGGCAACGCCAATCGCGATCGTTCGGGACGGATCATGGAGGATCGTATCGTGGGCAGCGACGCACGAATGGCGGTCGATGCAGACCCTGGAAGGGTTCACGCTCGACTCGCATCGTCGTCGCGGACTTGCTCGCGTTGCAGCATCGCTGCTCGTTGCGGACGGCTCGATCAACCAGCATCTGCCGCTGGCCGTGTTTGCTCCGTACTGCGTGGAGATAGCACGCAGCGTCGGCTGTCGGGACGTTCGCCTCTTCGAATGTCGCGGCGACGACTGGTTCGAGAACTCGTAACGCGAGGTAGTTGTATGGATATGCGTACCGCAGCGGGTCTGTTTCTGGCTCTGATCGCCGTAATTTCTCAGGCTTCCGAGCCGACTCCAGCAGGCGAAGCATGCAGCGTTCTGACTGCTGGCGAGGCTCAGGTCGTGGCAAAAACGAACGAGGCTCGCGTCAAGAACGGCTCTCAGCCTCTGGCCGTTGACTGCCGACTGATGGTGTCGGCGAGGCGGCACGCTCTGCGGATGGCACGCGAGCGGTCGCTCTACCACAGCGACGACAAGGTCGCCGAGAACGTGGCGACCGGACAGCCCACGGCGACAGATGCCGTGGTCGTGTGGCTCGCGTCGCCTGGGCATCGCGCCAACATCCTGAACCGTGGCTATCGCCGCATTGGCGTGGCTGGGTTCATCGGTCCTGACGGACGAGCGTACTGGGTCCAGCAGTTCGCTCCGTGACAAGCCCCTCCGGTGGTCCCGCCCCGCGAGCCTCGGATCGGCCGACCTCGCGGGGTGGGCCATTTGACAGAACCCAAAAGGAGAAAGAAGCGATGATCGACAAGAAGAAACTCGCCGAAGTTTGGGCAACCATGACTGTCAACGAGATCGCGGCCAAGTTCTCGGTGACCAATCAGTCTGTGTACTCGGCGGCTCGCCGCTACGGTCTTCCGCACAAGATGCTTCTGGAAGTCGACGACGACAGCATGCCCGGCCCAGGCGACCCGACTCCGGAGCAGATCGCCGAGCGTGCCAAGGAGATTCGCGACACCTGGTGGCCCGAAGGCGAGCATGAGCGTCGTTTTCTAGGCCAGCGTCGGGTCCGGTTTGAGTTTCCTCGAATCTCGTCGGCCGACATGTTCGGTGCTATCGAGCCCGCCTCCTACTCTCGCGTGTAACTTCATGCCCATCGAAGAAACGTGGCTCGTCGACGTCGTCGGAAGCGGCATCGCACGGCTGAAGAAGAGAGAACTGGCCCTGGACATCGGAGCCAACAAGGGCGATTGGGCCGAAGAGATGGCGCTCGCGTTCGATGACGTGATCGCCGTCGAGCCCGACGAGCGAAACCCTCTTTCGGCCAGGGTGGCGACGCTCGGCAATGTTACCGT